CGTCGAACACTTATTTGTATTTGGATGAAAACGAACGAATCCATCACTAAATCCTGTTAAAAAAAATATTTTTCCTTGTGATAGATCCGGATTTTCTCGCGCCCATTTAATTAATTCATCTAATCTCATTTCTTTTTTAACTTTGATTTTCATTGTTATATCTCCTCTTGAACAGTAAATTTATCGTTAATTGATACATATCCAGTCACATTACATAAGATGCTATCAACATGAAAAGTCACAAAACAGTTGCGCTCAACATCATTTGAATAGAATCTTTTATTACCTGATAACTTGGGGTTATCCCAAGCCCATTGGATAAGTTCAGGTAAATTCACTTCTTTTTCAATTTTGATTTTCATCATTTCCAACTCCTTAAAATAAAGTTAGTTGCTTCTGTTCCTCATA